ATTCTGATAATCAGCATCACGCACTGCACCACCTGTAAGGATGGTGAGTGGAGTTGCTGCACCATACGAACCAACACCAAGCGCTGAAGCACTAGTGGCTGCAGCAATACCCATAGAAATGAAGTAATTACCCTGCAGCCCTGGTGAAAAAGTAATGGTATTACTACCCAAAGCAATACCACCAGCTAACGCCGGAGTACTACCACTCTGCGCTAAAGCACCAGCAAAATTATTGGCAGTTGTTGCCGTAATAGAGCTAAAATGAATAGCACCACCCTGCTGATTAATGGCAGACTCAAGCACAGGCTTCTTCAAAGTACACTTGTATCTGACATGTAATTCGCCAATATTGGTGGTATTTTGATTTCCCTGAGTAGAAACATACAATATACCAGCATCGTATGTTTTTAAATCAGTATTGGCAGGTTGTGCTCCAGGTCGCACATATTTAGCATCACTACTCCTCATTTCAGAAACATCCAACGCTAATCGGATTGGTTTCCCAACTGAAGGCAATGCTGGATCTGTATGAGGCTTAGTGTCCAAAACCTGTTGCTTACCAGTAGGAGCAACATCACTAGCATCATAATCACAAGATATGATAACAACACCTGTTTGTCCCTGCGTTGCGTAAGGGGACACCTCACTACAAATGTAGAACTCCAGATAATTAAAATCATATCGCTCATACAACTGAGCAATTTTATTTCCCCATGGGAAAGTACTGGATTGACCAGGATTAATATTGTAAGCAGTGGTAGCAAAACTAGTGCTACCATTCACTTCTCCAATATACTCATCCTCTTCAATAATTTGACAGAACCGAGATGTAGAGTCTTTCACACGCCCTCCACCACTCGCACTGCGCATATTTTGACCACGCATAGCCCTAGGTGGTCTTAAATTATTGGGACCCATAGGAATACCATGATTCCTAACAGGATTTCTGAAAATGGGCCCCCGCTTAGCTTTGGGCTGTCCTTGAGACTTCATTTTCATACGTTTATTTGCACGACGGCGTTTCTTAGCTGCTCGCTGAGCTGCAGTCTTAGCCATTTTAGATGAGAGAGATTGATTAAATACTATTAAGTTATTTGATATAGCTTCGTCTATATCTTCGAGTAATTCTTTAAACTGGCTAAGATCTTTATTACCGGACAGACCAGCCTCATCACCCGTATACAACGACTCAATAGCGAGATCTGACTTCCAGATCCCTCGAATATTATCCATAGTAATCGTTACACCAGACCTAGATATAGATCCAACGAGCAAATCACTATATTTATCATCTAAATAAGAAATATACTTCTTAATGATATTCCTACATTCCATATTCCAGTAAGAATCCATTCTCAAAGCACACGCACGCAAATAATGCCACCGAACATCGTCCACTTTACTCCCAAACGCAAGGGATCCAAGCACACGGTCAGTAGCAGGACAAGGCATCCATAAATGATCAACTTCATCCCAGACCGAAGTCTGAGACAAAAACTCACACTCATGAGCCTTTCTAGCAGTATTAGTAGGTGTCTTCGTCTTAACACCAATTTCTGTCCACACAGAACTAATAAACTCTGGATTGAAACCTTAAACTCATCCACTACTGAATAAGTATTATCATCTCC